AATATGGAAAAAGACCAAACTCCAGTCGCCACTGATAATATGACCACTCCTAAAAGTGGAAAAGCTGACGCCTATAAATTTCTGACGGATAAAAAGAAAGAGATGAAGAAGAGTCAGTATCGTGAAAGATTCGATACTCTCGCTGCGGAAATTGGTATCAACTTAATGAATACTAATGTCTCTTACGGACAGAAGTTATATGAAAAGTCAGGCTGGGGTTCTATGGTCTTCTATAATAAGATGGCGAACGGGGCATATGATATAAATGTCTACCCACAAAAACTTACTGACCGTGACCAGAATCGTTCTGGTGTTCCTGTATCTCAAGAGCCAATTGCATTTGCTAAAATTTTAATCGCTGCTTCCGTTCTTGGTGGAAAATTACCGGATGCGACTGTCGTGGCTGATGATAAAGTTTATGCGAGAGCTTCATACGAACTATGGAAGAGAAGTTGGAGTATGACTGGAGGTAACGGAGCTAATACTTTGGGTCTTGTCTATCAAAATTTATTTACCTACGGCTGGGCTGCTTGGAGAATTTATCCAAGACGAGTTCAAGTTCCACGAAATGGGACATTTAAAATAATGTTCGATGATATCTACCGAGAACCGATGGATGTTCGACGAACTTGGTTAGGGATTGGCTTCAACCACGGAGACTGTTGGTCTTGGGGTGAAGTTTACTATGAGAAGGATATGCCAAAGGACTTATTTTATGAAATGTATCCGGAAGCTAAGAAGAATAAAAAGAAACTTGAATACTGTTCTGTTTCTGAAGAAGCTAAAGATGAAAATTCCGAGAAGGCTCATACCTCTGTTACTATTGGATACTACGAAAACTATTTAACTAACCGATACATTGTCGCCTGTGGAAAAATGGTTATCTACGATGGTGAACTTCCTAATGATGGCTCCCACGGTTCTGTTGTAACTACTCGCTGTTTCGTTCGTGATTTAAATGACCCACACGGTGTTGGTCTTTATGAAATGATGAGAGGCAACACTGCGATTTTTACATATATAAACTCTCTAAACGCACAGCAGGTTGAAGCCGAGATATTCCCTCTATTGTTCGGTGCTCAAGTGCAGAACGGCTCCGCTTCCTATAAGCGTGGACCAAACATTGTAAACCCTAAACATCCCGGGACTGAAATTGATGTAGTAAAAACCTCTGGAAATGTTCAGCAAGGTATTATGTATGCTGATAAGCAGAAGCAAGCAATCGAAGAGAACACTGGTGTGAACAACATTGTCGCTGGAACACAAAGCGAGACCACTCTTGGTTCTACCGTGATTCTAAAGGAAGCTGCATACAATAGATTGACTCCACCCAAGAACTCAATGGTTGCTGGTCTTGAACTCGATGCTCACATTGCCAACACTTGGATGAAACAGATTTATTCTGTTGATAAAATCTTTATGATTGATTCCGAGGACCAACTAGCTGAATTTGCAAAACAGAATCCTGATTACTTTGTGGAGTCACAGCCAATTATAAATGAACTTGGAGAAGTTACCGGTCACGCTGTTGCTGCTTCAAAAAATCTCCGCTTGAACTTTGACTTCACCCCTGAAGGTGAGGTGATGGATAATGTAGACACCCGACAGATTTCTGCTAAGGGATTATTTGATGAGATGAAGAACTCTGGACATATGTGTGACTATATTGAATTTATTATTGACCCAGACTCAATGTTACTTCCATCACTTGAAATTAAGAAGCAAACTTTCTCCGCTAACTTCCCTATCATTACCAATCAGATTACTCTTCTTTACTCAATGAGAAATCAGGACCCAGAAGCCGCCGCTTCACAGTTGATGGCACTGGAGCAATTCCTCGATGTTCAAGGTTTGGATGTTTATGACTTTATTGCTAAAGCTGATTACGATGCGATTATAGCTAAACAACCTTCACAGAAACAATTAGAAATGCAACAGCAACAGATGCAGATGGAAGCTCAAAATACTGCTATGCAATCTCTCGCTGGGGGCGGTGCACCGGGAGCCGGCGGTGAAGCTATGCCTATGGGTCAGCAAATGGCGGGAGATGGTATGGACCCAATGCAACCACAAAATCCTAATGAAGTTCCACGACCTCAATCCCCTCTTGGCTCCGCAGTGGATGCCTCAATTGGTAGGGCTGGAGCTCAAGGTTAATAATAAAATATATGGGAATAGCAGATTTTTTCAAAAAAAAAGAAACACCTTCGTCTAATTTCAGTTATTCTTGGAATGGTGGACCAATGGCTTCTACTACAGAGGCAGCTGGTTTTCCACCAAAAATTTCCAAACTATCTTACGAAGCTCCGGCTCCACAACCTCTTTATAAGATTCCACCAGTCATTCCAGTAAAACATCACCCTATTTTTATTGAACAGGCGAGAAAGGTTGGATTAACTCCAGAGGAATTTGGAATGATTGCTGCTAGAGAACAAGGGGCAACAACGACAGCCGACCAAGCCGCTTTAGTTGGAGGGATGGACCCCACAGATAGAGGTGTTATGCAGGTTAATAAACTAAATGAACCGCTAATCCAACAGAAATTTAAACAAGAACTTGGAAGACCTTATAATCCTAATAACGCAATAGATAGTATCCTCGCAGCGAGAATGGTTCTCGAAGAACATCGAAGGCAATTTGAACAAATGAGATTTAATCAAACTTATACCAATCCATATTCTAACCAAGACTTAATTGATAGTTACAACACCGGGGTCGGAGGTTTTGTAAAAGCAAAGCAAGGTGACCCTGACAGGGTCGTTAGATTAACAAGATACCAGAACGCTGGACAATAAAATAAAATGGACAACCAAACTGCAAACCAAAAGAAAATAATTTTAGCCACAAGTGAACACGCTGCAACCCTCATCGAATTGATGAAAGATTGCACCACGAAGACAGAACTGATTGATGAGAAAAGTGAATGGCAGACAATAGTGAATACCATTAGACTTGACGCCGAGAGCACAATGATTAGAAGGATGGTGGACTATTTAGAAGCGATAAGAGCAGGAAGTCTGCACGAACAAAAATAATATGCAACCAAAAACATTAAAACAAAAGAATTACACGGTAGAAATCGGATATTCTGATGAAGCTAAGGCAAAGAAACTAATGAAATTTATTACCAAGTCCGGTGATGAGTTTGAAATTAGTGCTGATGAAATGTCCTCAATGCTGATTGGTGGAGTAAATTCGGATACCTTAGAAGCCACTTTCGTAGAGTCTGACAGGATAAATGTTGTCGAGGTCGGTAGACAACTCCAGTGTGAATTGACAGAAGATATGAAGAAGGGTCAGAAGATAAATATAAATTATACGCATCCATATCCGATAGAGTTCGCTCTGATTGAGGAAGCGTATAAGATAGCAAAGATAGATGAGAGTGTCCCAAAGATAACATTAACGAGAGAGTATATAAATGAGGTCAAGGCAAAATTAAAGCCAGAGATGACCGAGTATATAAACAAGTTTTACAAGAGTTTTAAAAACGTAAATATTAAATAACCATCGTCGCCACCCACGATACGGGTCGGATAAAATATGGAAGAAACAACAAAAATAGTAGAGCCAAAGAAAGTAGAGAAAGTAGTAAAGAAGACAATTTTAAAAAATACATCTGGTAAGGAAGTTCCAGAAGCTGATTATTTCTTCGGAGGTAAGGCACCAGCAAGCTTCGAAAAGTATTGTGGTAAGCCAGTAGACCGAGAAGATTTAGTCGCTGTCTTTAACAAAGTGTTTAAACCAGAAGATAATTTCCTTTTTTATAAGGAAGTGGATAAAGAAGTCTATCTGATTATTCCACCAATGAAGTATTCAACTACTGTTGGTGTAGAACAGAACTCATTAGAAGGAGATTTTCAGAAGCACGCCATCTCTTTTCTGAATGAAGGGTCAGTAAATTTAGATACTTTGAAGATGAAATTAAGTAGGATTCCAAAGTTCTGTAAGTTCGGAGATAGATAATTTGCAAGTTTATTTTATTCATTATATAATTAAAGTAGTAACCATCGTCGCCACCCACGATACGGGTCGGAAAATATATGGACAAAACACAAGAAGAAACAGTGATACCAGCGGAGGTAAATGAGGATGCCGAACTTGATAAAAGTTTAGCTGAATCACTAGATTCGCTTAAAGCTGGAAAAGAACTTCCTCCAAAAGAGGAGGTCAAGCCAAAGGAAGGTGAGGTTCCAAAAGAACCAGAAGCTCCAAAGGCGGAGGACCCCAGCACCCCTCCAGTGGAAGGTCAGAAGAAAGAGGAAGGATACGAGTTTCGCATCCCAAATAAGGGTAAGTTTGAGTCAGATGAATCTTTTGAAAAAAGGATACAACTACTCGATTTAGTGAAACAACGTAAACTTGCTAAGACCGAAGACTCTAAACTAAAAATTTCAGAAGAAATTAAGAAAACTGCTAGTCAGTTAAAAAATCTTAATGGAACTGATAAAATTACT